ACCATTGAATTTCTTCAAGTTTGGGAAGAGCTGAATAATCCAAATTTTAATTTGGTGGAATTACACCAAATTAAAAACAACATCGGCTTAAACCGCTTTGTGATGTCTGTCAAAAAATGGACTGCAACGGGAGCTATTGGGCTAGTAGCAAAAGCAGGACGATATGGTAGCGGCACTTACGCCCACAAAGATATTGCTCTCGAATTTGGTTCTTGGCTCAGTCCAGAATTTAAGCTTTATCTCATCAAAGAGTTCCAACGACTCAAACAGCAAGAAGCGAACGAAAGTAAGCTCGAATGGAGCGTAAAACGCATTTTAAGCAAGGCGAACTACCGCATTCATACTGATGCCATCAAAGCTCACATCATACCGGCATTGCTGAATACAAAACAACATACTTTCGTTTATTCCAGCGAAGCGGACATTCTCAATCAAGCTCTCTTCGGACAAACGGCAAAACAGTGGAAAGACCGCAATCCGAACCTGAAAGGCAATATGCGAGACCACGCTACCGTTGAGCAACTTACCGTCCTTGCTGCATTGGAAAGCCAAAACGCCCTACTAATTGAGCAAGGTTACAGCCAAGAAGAGCGACTGGCAATGCTCAACCGTTTGGCTATTCAGCAAATGAGCTCGCTGTTACAAACCAGAGCGATTGAAGAACTGAAAGAAAAGCCATTGCTAATTGAAGAATAAAATCTAATTGACAAAAAACCGCCCTTTCGGCTAAGATAACCACACTTACTTTCCAAAAGCGGTTTCCGCCTCCGATATAAAGCGGTTTTTTTGTACCTAAATTTTAGGTTTAATCCGAAATGATCGGGGCGAGAGAGCGATATACAATACATCTGAATAAGCTCCGCCCATCTTTTGGAGGGTAAGTTGAACCCCGATCACCCACTTAATGATCGGATTAAATACTTAAATCCAAAAGGTACAAAAAATGTCAAATCAAGTTCAATTCCCTGTTTTCAATTTCAATTCATCTGCTGTTCGTGTCATTATCGATCCAAATCAAGAACCGTGGTTTTGCGGTGCAGATGTTTGCCGAATTTTAGGTTATGTAAATGAAAGCCTTACTCTGCAAAAACACTGTAAAGAAAATGGGGTATCGAAACGATACCTCACCGATAAAATGCAGAGACAACAAAAAGCGATCTTCATCAACGAACCAAACCTATACCGACTGATTATCAAATCACGCAAACCAGAAGCGGAAAAGTTTGAAGCGTGGGTATTTGAAGAAGTTCTGCCACAAATTCGCAAGACTGGTAAATATGCGTTGCAAAATAATCAGCAAAACCTACCGCTTGCACCACCGCCAAAGAAATACTCTTTCGACTTTACCGAAGATGAACTCCAAAGCCTCATATGGGCTTGGTTCGCTTTCGTGCGTGGCATTCACACTTTCCGCTATATCTACCCGATGTTTCAAAAACTCGGCTCAAATATCGCACCTGAAATCTACGGACAGGGTTTTGAATATAGCCACACCGCACAATCGGCTCATAAAATCCTTGAACGGATTACCCGAGAATTTGATTGCGACCCAATGACGAATTGGCGTGTACTCAAACACCTTCGTGGTTTCGACCCGGCATTTAAAAAGCCAACGTTCTAATCACAAAAAATTATAAAACCCGACCGCTTGCGAAACATCAAGCGGCGGATTTCCACACCCAAATTTTGAGGATTAGACGATGAAATACGCAAAAATCATACTCTTTTTAACCGCCTTTGCAGTTGCTGCTGACCATCTAGAGTTACGCAACGACTGCGATGGCAAAATTTGTATGGCTCAACGCTAATTAACCCAACCGCTTGTTCCGCAAGCGGCTATTTCTAAAGGAAAATTCACGATGAAAACAACTCAACACATTTTAGATGAACGTGAACAACAACACGGCAACTACGACAGTTTTGCCAAGATTTATGGTGGTTTACGCAAAGTCAGCGACTCACACGCAGAAAAGCTCACTTGGCCACAGCAAATCGCCGTTGAGATGATGTTATTCAAAATTGCCCGAATTTTAAATAACGGAGCAAATCATCAAGACAATTATCAAGACATTGCCGGTTATGCAATGTTAGGTGGAGGACTTTATAACCCAAATGTGTCGGCAGAAGTTAAAGCATTACCAAAACCATTAACCGATAGTATTTACCCCGAATCACACCTTAATAAAAGCTCTGTTTGGCGGCTGGATTTGGAGTTTGAGACCAAAGAAGAGGCAACTGAGGTGTTGGAAGCTTTAACTGGTAAAAGTGCCGGTGTTAGTGAGGTAAATAATGAGTGAGTCATTTAGTTTAGAAAAAGCACTGTGGGAAGAACCACGCCCAAGATTGCAATTAGATTTACCTTGCCCTGTTATAAAACTTGAAGTTGGTAAACGCTATTATACAATCAATATTCATGGCGTTGACTGTTATGATGGAGATATGAGCTTCACCGAAATTGATGAATGGACTTATGAAAGTATTGATGATGTGCAGACAAAAAGCAGAGCTGAACAAGGGTTACTATTTGCCAGTGAAGCAGATGCTCAAGAATGGATAGATGCAATGCGAAATAGTAGTAGGTAGCTATGTTTAGAAATGAACTCCAAGTAATAGATGGTAAACGTTATATCGTACTTGAATGCCAATTTCGCCGCGAATGGAGAGTTGCAATAGAGTCTAGAGGTACTGTAACGAATGGAGAAGCAATCGAAATCTGCCAATATTGGGTTAAATATAAAGGAGTAAAACCTGAGCAACTGAAAATTGTTGAAGTGCCAGATATTCTGAAAGAATAAGGACAAATGAGTTAAAAACGGCGACATTATAAGTGCGGTAACACTTAAAATGCCAGCTACGCAAAGCACGCTTGCATATAGCCATACGCCGCCACCTAGCTAGGTAGGCGGAATTTTATCAAAAAATGAAGTAAAAGTGTATTTATATGCAATCATTAAGATTAATTGAGATCCGCTGTAAGTATTGCCAAAAATTATTGGCAAAAGCGAAAGATGTACAACATTTAGAAATTAAATGTGTACGTTGTAAATCAATCAATAAATTTAACTGAATTGAGTGTCTGAGCGTTAAGAACGCCTGAACGCCATAGGAGAACTATGGCAAAGCAAATCTTTAAACAAGCCCCACTTCCGTTTGTAGGTCAGAAACGAATGTTTCTAGCTCAGGTTTCTCAAATTTTAAATGAGAATATTACTGATGACGGACAAGGTTGGACAATCATAGATGTATTTGGTGGTAGTGGGTTATTAGCTCATACTGCCAAACATATCAAACCAAAAGCTCACATCATCTACAATGATTATGATGGATATGCGGAGCGGCTAAAGCATATTCCCGATACAAATAGGCTACGCAAGCAAATTTATGACATTATTGGGAAGAGTACGCCTAAAAACAAGCGATTAGATCCTGATAAGAAATCTCAAGTTATCAATATTATTCAGTCTTTTGATGGGTATATTGATGTAAATTGTGTGGCTTCTTGGTTGCTATTTAGCGGACAGCAAATTAATAGTTTAGAGGATCTATTTAACAAAATATTTTGGAATGGTGTTCGCCAAACCGATTATCCAAGTGCGGAAGGCTATTTAGATGGAATAGAAGTTACTCACGAAAGTTTTCATAAACTATTACCACGTTTTCAGCATAAAGATAAGGTATTGTTATTACTTGATCCGCCATATCTTTGTACTCGCCAAGAAAGCTATAAGCAAGCCACTTATTTTGATTTAATCGATTTTTTAAGATTAATCAATTTAACTAAAGTGCCTTATATCTTTTTTAGTTCAACAAAAAGTGAATTTGTGAGGTTCGTAGATTTTATGGTTAGCGAGAAAAAAGATAACTGGCAAACTTTTGAAAATGCGAAATGGATTAAAGTTAAAGCTAGTCTAAATTATCAATCTACCTATGAAGATAATTTGGTTTATAAATTTTGACATTTAATGAATGATTGACAATTAACCGCTTGTTCCGCAAGCGGTTATTTTTTGGAGAAAAAATGCAAACAAAACCGATATTAGATGCCTGTTGTGGTTCCCGTATGTTTCATTTTGACAAGCAAAATCCACACGTTTTATTTGCTGATAATCGACAAATAGAAACCACAATGAAAGACAGTGGCAAAGTCCGCCATTTAGAAATCAAACCTGATGTTTTACACGACTTCACGAATATGCCATACGAAAACGAGAGTTTTTGGCACGTTGTTTTTGATCCGCCACATTTAGTTCAAGGTGGAGAAAATAGCTGGCTTGTGAAGAAGTACGGCAAATTACCTTGCAACTGGCGAGAAGTCTTGAAGAAAGGCTTTGACGAATGTATGCGAGTGCTAAAACCAAACGGCACGCTTATTTTCAAGTGGAATGAAACACAAATCCCCGTTTCAGAAATTTTAAAAGTTATTGATTGTCAGCCGATTTATGGACACAAAAGCGGACGCTTGAACCAAACACATTGGCTGGCGTTTGTGAAAATTGAGCAATCCCTCTAAATTGAGGGGGTTATTTGGAGAGAATATGGAACAACCGACTGAATTTTTAACGAAAGACGAACTTACTGATTTAACAGGCTATCGTCAAAAGAAAAGGCAAATCGAATGGTTGAGGGAGCGTCACTATATAATTCAAGATGAAAACAAGTATAAGCCATTAGTGCTATACAAAGATGTCTATGGGCACCCCCGCCAACAATATCCAGAAGCTCAATCCACTGGGAAATGGAAATCACCTGCTTATTTAATGGGAGTGAAAAATGGGAAGACCACGCAAACAACAGAATCGCTACTTACCTGA